TTAAAGGTCCGGTATTTCAGGCCAGGTGATATGACTGGAATTTGAAAGATCTACTGAGTTTAAGGAGTCAATATAGTCCAACCATATAATAAATTTTATCTTTTCACTTTCATTTAAGCATCCTAAAGCCAGTCGTGACGGCCATTGCTGTTCATTGATAAAGGCGTTAGCGTAGCTGCGCAAGCTAGCTTTAGTCTGCTCAGCTTCTTTTACCGCCGCAGTCTTTAGCGCTGCGCTGTCTGTTATCCACTCGCTACCATTCCAGACATCAAAACGTGTCGCTGGCGCGGAGGTGGTGGTACCGATAGGGTATCCGCCAAGATGGATGATTTCTTGCGGCTCGCCTGTTTCGATACTGTATACCGTCTGCCCACGATAATCTGGAAGATATTCCCATGCGGAATCATCAGATTTTCGGCATAGCACCATTCCATCTAATTTTTCTGCTGGCGAATCAACACAGGAACTCGCAGGCAAACCTACTCCGACAGCCAGATATTCAACGCAGCTGGATAAATGTTCGCGTGTAGTTTCATCATAATTATGAACAGTAATATAACCGGCCTGACTTGCAATCATTTTCTCATTTAACTTTGCTTTAGTCATCACGCAGCCCTCACTATGTAATTAAATGATATATTTCTGGGACGAGTCTCTGATGCGGTATTTGCCACGCGTGAAGCATCATAGGTAGTCATATCCGCGCCGGATGATGAACTGGTTCCAGCCATTTGAACGTAATTGGGCCCACTTTGTTTTGTGATTGAAAAGACACCAGAAGCTTCTGTTATTGACCCTCCGCCAGTCATACCTGAAGCTCGAGAATAAAATGAACCGGTAATGTTTTGTAGTGCGAATGCCTGGGAGGTTAACAATGCACGTCCCACATCCACTCCCCGGCCATCATCCCAGCCACGAATAAATTCCCCGCGCAGATCCGGTAATACCCCGCTGGGGTAGACGGCTGCCAGTTTCGGATAACGGGTTTTATCAAATGCCGCGCCGTTATATTTCAACCACCCCGCAGGCGGCGTGGCCGACGGCCAGAGTACCGGGACCCCCACGGGCAGTGCCGACCCTTCCCCCAAACCAAGGTTTTTAAGAACCGCTGTTTTCAGCCAGGTTACCTCCTTTCCCCCACCCGTGGCATGCTTACGCCTTTTTCGGAAGGGGAATTGCTATGCTCATCGGCTATGTCAGGGTGTCAACAAATGACCAGAACACGGCTTTGCAACGCCAGGCGCTGGAGTGCGCAGGATGTGAGCTGATTTTCGAGGATAAAATTAGCGGTAAGACCGCCGAACGTCCTGGGTTAAAGAAGCTATTACGTATGCTCAGTGAGGGCGATACCCTGATGGTGTGGAAGCTGGACCGGCTCGGACGCAGTATGCGCCACCTGGTGACCCTGATTGAAGAGCTGCGGGTGCGCGGCATCAATTTCCGCAGTCTCACCGACAGCATCGATACCAGCACCCCGATGGGCCGCTTCTTCTTTCACGTGATGGGGGCGCTGGCGGAAATGGAGCGCGAGCTGATCGTCGAACGCACCCGTGCCGGGCTCACGGCAGCGCGCGCCGAGGGGAGGATTGGCGGGCGACGTCCCAAGCTGACCGAGGCGCAGTGGGCGCAGGCGGGGCGATTGCTGGCCGCCGGCGAGTCGCGCCAGCAGGTGGCGATCCTGTTCGATGTGGGTCTCTCCACGCTGTACCGCAAGTTTCCGGCGGGCGTATCGGCAGCCCCCGTTGTGCCATCCCTTTCCCAACCCTGACAAATAGCGCCCGGCGGCGCCAGACGTGAAAATGGACTCACCCCTTAACGATGGAGTGAACCGGATGAGTGATTTTCACCACGGCGTCCAGGTCGTCGAAATTAACGACGGCACGCGCGTCATTTCAACTGTCTCAACGGCAATTATCGGTATGGTCTGTACGGCCAACGATGCTGACGCGGCGACTTTCCCCCTTAACCAGCCCGTGCTGATTACCAACGTGCAGAGCGCGATTGGCAAAGCGGGCAAAAAAGGCACCCTCGGTGCGGCGCTGCAGGCGATTGCCGACCAGTCCAAACCCGTCACCGTGGTGGTGCGCGTGGAAGAGGGCAGCGGTGAAGATGCGGAGACGGCGTTCGCCCAGACCGTTTCAAACGTCATCGGCACCACCGATGCCAGCGGCAACTACACCGGCCTGAAAGCGCTGCTGACCGCCGAAGCGGTAACCGGCGTGAAGCCGCGTATCCTCGGCGTACCGGGCCTTGATACCCAGGAAGTGGCGACCGCGCTGGCCTCGGTGTGCCAGAAGCTGCGCGCGTTCGGCTACATCAGCGCATGGGGCTGCAAAACCGTCTCTGAGGCTACGGCCTACCGCGCTAACTTCAGCCAGCGTGAGCTGATGGTGATCTGGCCGGATTTCCTCGCCTGGGACACCGTCAACAGCACCAGCGCGACCGCGTTCGCCACCGCCCGCGCCCTGGGCCTGCGCGCCGCGATCGACCAGTCCACCGGCTGGCACAAGACCCTGTCTAACGTCGGCGTTAACGGCGTGACCGGTATCAGCGCCTCGGTGTTCTGGGATCTGCAGGAGTCCGGTACCGATGCCGATCTGCTCAACGAAGCGGGCGTCACCACGCTTATCCGCAAGGACGGCTTCCGCTTTTGGGGCAACCGCACCTGTTCTGACGATCCGCTGTTCCTGTTTGAGAACTACACCCGTACCGCGCAGGTTATCGCCGACACCATGGCCGATGCGCACATGTGGGCAGTCGACAAGCCGGTTACCGCCACGCTTATCCGCGACATCATCGACGGCATCAACGCGAAGTTCCGCGAGCTGAAGTCCAACGGCTATCTCATCGACGCCCAGTGCTGGTTCGATGAGAGCGCTAACGACGAAGCGACGCTCAAGGCCGGCAAGCTGGTCATTGATTACGACTACACGCCAGTGCCGCCGCTGGAAAACCTGACCCTGCGCCAGCGCATTACCGACAAGTACCTGGCAAACCTGGTCACCTCGGTCAACAACAGCTAAGGAGGCTGACCCATGGCATTACCGCGCAAGCTTAAATACATGAACCTGTTTCTGGATGGCACCAGCTATCTGGGCGTAGTGAAAGCGGTCACGCTGCCGAAGCTGACCCGCAAACTGGAGAACTACCGCGGGGGCGGCATGAACGGCGTCGCGCCCGTCGATCTGGGTCTGGACGATGACGCGCTCTCCACCGAGTGGACGCTGGGCGGCTTTCCGGACGAGGCGATCTGGTCGCTGTACGGCGCGGTAAGCGCTGACGCGGTGCCGGTACGCTTTGCCGGTTCCTACCAGCGCGACGATACCGGTGAGATCGTGCCGGTAGAAGTGGTGATGCGTGGCCGTCTGAAGGAGATCGATGCCGGTGAAGCGAAGCCGGGTGAAGATACCGAGGCGAAAATCGCTGCGGTCTGCACCTACTATAAGCTGACCATCAACGGCAAAGCGCTGGTCGAGATCGACACCGTCAACATGGTGGAGATTATCAACGGCGTGGATCGCCTGGCACAGCACCGCCGCAACATCGGGCTGTAATCGTTAACCGGCCAGATGCTGGCCGGTTCTCTTCCCTTCGTACAGAGAGCACATCATGCAGAATACCCAAACCGTTATCCTCGAACAGCCGATCGCCCGCGGCGAACAGGTGATTACCGAGGTCACCCTGAGCCAGCCGAACGCCGGCACGCTGCGCGGCGTGGGCCTGGCGGCGCTGGCCAACTCTGACGTGGACGCGCTGATCAAAGTGCTGCCGCGTATGACCAGCCCGACGCTCACCGAGCAGGACGTGGCGCAGCTGGCGTGGCCGGATCTGCTGGCCTTTGCGGGCAAGGTGGTCGGTTTTTTGTCGCCGAACTCGGCGCAGTAAGCTTCCCGAAATCGCTGATGGTCGACGATCTGATGGCGGACATCGCCGTCATCTTTCACTGGCCGCCCTCAGCGCTTTACCCCCTGAGCCTGACTGAGCTCATCACCTGGCGCGAGAAGGCGCTACAGCGAAGCGGAAACACCAATGAGTAACGCAAACATTGACGCACTGCTCAGGGCCGTAGGTCAGGCGTCGCTCCCGTTTAAATCCGTTGAGGCGGCGACCGCCTCGCTCAACGGCGATATACGCAACCTGAACCAACGCTTACGCGATCTGCATCAGCAGATGGCGGACGTGGAGAGCTTTCAGCGCACCCGGCAGCAGCTCGCCCGCACCGAAACCGCGTTAAAAAATGCCCGTCAGGAGAGCCGGGCGCTGGCGGACACCTTCCACAGCAGCAAGCAGCCCGCGGCGGAGCTGTGGGAGGCCATGGCCGCATCCGGCACTAAAATCCGCACGCTGAACCAGCACAACGCCAGCCTGCAACGTACGCTGGAGAGCCAGCGGAATGGGCTGGAACAGGCTGGCATCAGCACCCGCAACCTCACCGGCACGCGGGCGCGGCTGAACGGCTCGATTCGCGATACCACCACTCAGCTTGAACGCCAACACGAGGTGCAGGCGCGGGTGATGCGCCAGCAGGCGCAGATTAACGCCGTGAAACAGCGCTATCAGGCAGGCCAGGCGCGGGCGGAGCGCATCGGTGCCGCGACGGCGCCGGCCAGCAAAGTGGCGTCGGCAGGCGTGGCCGCCGGGAAAGCGCTGCTGCAGCCCGGCTATGCCTTTGCCGAGAAGCAGGGCGCGGTGCAGCGCACGCTGGGCCTGCGCCGTGATGCGCCGGAGATGCAGGCGCTGCGCGAGCAGGCGCGCACCTCGGATGCGACCACCGCGGTAGATGCGGCCAGCGCCCAGCTGGTGTTGGCGAAAGGGGGGAGCGATGCCGCCGCTATCGCCTCGCTGATGCCGCTGGTGCGCAGCATGACTCTCACGAATCAGGATTCCCAGGAGACAAACGCGGGTGTGGTGATGACCGCGGTCCAGTCCGGCTCGCTCGACCAGCTGCGTACGCAGTATTCTGCGCCCGCCTCGCCCCCGTTGCACGGCGCATCGGACAGCCTCGGCGGCGATATCCAGGCGCTACAGGCGGCGTACGAGTCCATCAGCATCGACATTTTTGCCGGGCAGGAGTCCTCCCTGCGCAAACTGGTGCAGACCGCTGCCGGCTGGCTGCAGAGTCTGGGGGAGTGGATTGCGGATAACCAGACCCTCACCAGCACCCTCGGGATTATCGCCGCAGCGGTGATTGGCGTGGCCGGCTTTATTGGTTCCATTGGCGCGGTGGTATGGCCGGTGATGACCGGCATCAACATCATCATTGCCGCCGCGGGCACCCTCGGCACGGTCTTCAGCATTGCCGGCGGGATTATGGCAACGGCGCTCGGCGCCATTTCGCTCCCGATTGTCGGCATTGGCGCGGCCATCGTGGGCGTGGCGATGCTGCTCTACAAATACTGGGAGCCGGTGAGCGCCTTCCTGAGCGGGTTGTTCAGCGGCATCGCGCAAGCGGTGAAGACGGCGTTTGGCCCGCAGATCGAGATGTTTGGCGCGCTGGGCGAGACGATTGGCGCGATCTGGCAGTGGCTGTCCGACCTGCTTGAGCCGGTGCAGATGGGTAAAGAGGCGCTGAACAGCTTCCGGGATGTGGGCGTCCTGTTTGGTCAGGCGCTGGCGGATGCGCTGCTGCTGCCGCTCAAGGCGTTCAACACGCTGCGCAGTGGCATCGACTGGGTGCTGGAGAAGCTTGGCGTCATCAACAAGCAGCGGGCGCCGGTAGACGAGGCCGCAGAGAAGGCGAAGGCAAGCATCCCGGACGCGACCCCGACGTCTGACGGTGAGATAAAGGGCATCACCCGCTACCAGACCACCGCTGCACCCATCAGCCGCAGCAGTGTGGATCAGAGCCAGCATCACTACACCATTAACATCAACGGGACGGGGCTGTCGGAGGCCGAGGTTGCCCGGACTGTGCGTAGCCAGCTGGAGAGCTACGAACAGCAGCGCCAGAGTCGTCGTCAGGCCAGTATGCAATATGACGTGTAAGGAGGTGGAATCATGATGTTCGCACTTGGCATGTTTGTGTTTATGCCCCGCACGCTGCCTCTGCAAAGCGCGCAGCGCACGGTGGCCTACCGCTGGCCATCCGGTAGCCGGGTGGGTAACCGCGCCGCCTACCAGTATCTGGGGCCGGACACGGATACCCTCGTGCTCACCGGCGCGCTCTACCCTGAGCTGACCGGTAGCACGCTGTCACTCGCCGCGCTACGGCTGATGGCCGAGCAGGGTCGGGCGTGGCCCCTGATTGACGGCAGCGGGTTTATCTATGGCCTGTATGTGATTGATAAGGTCACCGAGACCGGATCGGAGCTGATGAGTAACGGTAGCGCCAGAAAAACCGACTTCACGGTATCCCTGACGCGCGTCGATCCGCCGCTGACCGCGCTGCTCGGCGATATCACCCAGCAGGCCGGAGAGCTTTTAGCGAAGGCGAAGGGGGCGATCGCCGGGATCGCGGGGGGCGCGTGATGATCGATCTGAAGCTGACCGATGCCGGCGCGTCGCTGGCGCCGGATTTCACTCTGACGCTCGCCGGGAAAGACATCACCCGTAACGTCAGCGAGCGTTTGCTAAGCCTCACCCTGACCGACAATCGGGCGTTTGAAGCCGATACGCTGACGCTGGAGATTGACGACACCGACGGGCTGGTGGAGCTGCCGACGCGCGGCGCGGTGCTGGCGCTGTCGCTGGGCTGGAAAGGCAGCGGGCTTATTAAGAAAGGCACCTTCACCGTGACCCAGGTGACGTTCAGCGGCGCGCCGGACAAGGTCTCGATCGTCGCTAACAGCGCCGATTTTCGCGGCTCGCTCAACGTTAAGCGGGAAGCCTCTTACCACGACACCACGCTGAGCGCCGTGGTGTCGCAGGTGGCCGCGCGTAACGGGCTGACGTCGGCAGTGGCACCTGCGCTGGCGGCGATCGCCATCCCGCATATCGACCAGTCGATGGAGTCGGACATCGCGTTCCTCACCCGGCTGGCCGGCAAGAACGGCGCGGAGGCGACGATTAAAAACGGCAGCGTGCTGTTTTTACAGCCGGGGCAGGGGACCACGGTGAGCGGGCAACCGATAGCGCCGCTTGCCATCACGCGCGGCGCGGGCGACAGCCATGCGTTTGCCATAGCCGATCGCGTGGCCTACACCGGGGTTATCGCCAGCTGGCTTAATACCGCTGTTCCCAATCCTCAGGCGAACAGCGTTACGCTGAATCGTAAGCGTGCGGCGGCGCCCCCGGCCAGCGCGGCGCATCCGCGAGCCCAGGCAACAATGCCTGCCGGACAGGCGAAAGCGGAAAATTACCTCATGGGCGAGGCGGATAACGCCTTTGTGCTGACCGAAAGTTTCAACAGCAAAGAGGAGGCGGTTCGTGCCGCGAAAGCGAAGTGGGACGCGTTGCAGCGCTCTGCCGCGACATTCAACATCACCCTGGCAATGGGGCGCGCCGATCTCTATCCGGAAACCCCGGTGACCGTCAGCGGCTTTAAGCGCGTTATCGATAGTCAGCAGTGGACCATCAAAAAGCTGGACCATAGTCTGGACAACCGCGGCTTCACCACCAAAGTTTATCTCGAGGCAATGTTGAATAATGTTGAATATGAGGAAAGTATTAGCCAGGCGTGAATAACGTTTCAGGGGAACGCTAAAGGGTGGGATAATTATTTCCATCAGCTCACAGAGGGAAAATAATATGTTTCATTGCCCGCAGTGCCATTCTTCTGCCCATGCCAGAACCAGCCGTTATTTAAGTGAGAATACTAAAGAACGCTATCACCAGTGCACCAATGTGAACTGCAGCTGCACGTTTGTCACCATGGAATCCGTTGAAAGGTTTATCGTTGCGAAACCGAAAAATGAGGATGTCGGGGCGCGGAAAGGGCTGTAATCAGAATTGTATGCTTGCTATAAAAACAGGGAGTCGGGGGACGCCCTGTTTTTGTTATTTGACGGCAATGCTCTTTCTGAAAATTCTGCGCGATGCGAATGCCCCTGAGAGTGCAGCGTAAAGAACATTGTGAATCGCCTATTCCTCTTCCAGGTCCTGTAATGCCTGCCTTGCTGCGTTTTCAAGAGTCGTACAGAGATGGGTATTACGTGCTGGGCAGTCTTCTTTGGCATTTTTCACGATCAGCGCTAAATCACTATCGTCTGCCGTAGTATTGATATGTTTAACAACCCAGGACTCAAAGGTTTTGTCCTTATTCGTCATGACGTTTAATTGATCCAGAGTACGCCAGTCTTTTGCCAACAGTGTGCCAACAGTGTGTGATAACCCCTCGGCAATATAACCGTCATCGCACTGTTTATATTTTTTGAAAAATGAACTCACGCCTGCCCAGTTTTGAATTTTACTGGCTGCTGCGTCAGCAGTATCCATCTCCTTTACCGTGGTACAGTCCCCCGCATACACAGCTGCAGAGAGCGATAGCATCATGATCACCACTAACTTTAATTTCATATAAGACTCATTCCGGGTGGAATATAAATATGTTTATATTTCTGTGTTGCGCTTATGGCGGCACAGCCGCTGTTATTACTGATGGTAATGGTTGAAAGCGATGATTTGGCCATACTTTCTTTTATTCTTTTCATTGCGTCATCTGTTGTGCGGATACATCCCATTGTGGGATGTTCCGGACCTGGTTTGCGACGAGCGTGAGCGCGACCTGAATGTACACCTACACCGGGATGACCAGGATAACTAAAGCGTATAATCCCCCACGAGCCATAAGCTCCCTCTGCGTTATCACCGGGGTGCAGGTGTGGCGTTGATTTATCCAGTATCTGGTATGTGCCATTTTCCAGATGTTTGAGTGTGGCTCTGTGATCAACATTGTTATATGCAGTCCAGATACCCAGGACAGAACCATCCGCACTCAGCAACGTGAGCGTGTGAGTACATCCGTTGAAAGAAAGTGTAGTCATATCATCTGCCCTAAGCCGTGGCGCGTTCGTTCCAGGCATCGGAGTGAACCAGGTTGCCGTCTACATATTTCCATGTGATCTTTTCGTATCTGAGATCGACTATTTCCATATGGTTAAGGTGCTGGCTATGAGGGTCTTTACAGTCGGCCATTACAGGGGTAATGGATACCACCCTGACGTTCTCCAGCAGCATGTTGAAATATTCAACTTCTTGCCCGGCGTCGTTGATCTTGTACCATTTCAGCTCTGCAGATTTCAGCTGCTGACCAGTTGAAACAGCTTTATATAAATAGGTTGAAGCGCTATCGAACTCTTTACCAATGGTAAACGCACCATGTACACGCGTTCCGGTTAGCTTTCCAGTATTGCCGTCAGTGGGAATGTGCAGGCCATGCGTAAAACTCAAGACCTCAATGCTGCCTTCGCGTCCTTGAACATCAGATGAACCTTTAATTATGGCACCGCCATCGTCTTTTAAAAAAAGGTGCGCAGGGATAGGCATGTGGGTAACTCCTTCTGAGTGTGTGACAGTCCATTAACCCTACAACGCATTAATCTGTGTAAATGTAATATTTGATTGGCGCAAATTAACCATGATTAGAGTGGCTGATTATGTTTGGCGTTTCATTCATGTGGTGCGTAAAAAAGCAGGGGGAAAGAGCGAGTCTTATGCAATAAAAAGGGGCGTGATGATAGATATGTCGCTTGTTTAAGCCATGAAAATACAAAGCATTATGCATAACATGGTATTTAAATCGTAAAGTAATATGCGCAGAAAATCACAGCGTGGTCCGGATAGCTACCGTTACGCGTTTCGTTATTGCACAAAAGCCTGGCGTCATGTAATCAGAATGGCGTCAAGCCATCTTTTCGCAATAAAAAAGGTCTCGAGTGTGAATGACCACTTATGAAGGCATAAGAGATGTGGGGGAGCTGATACATATTGCCAAAAAACGAAAGGGCCAGCGCATTTAACGCCAGCCCTTGCTGTGTCTGGTGGCCCCTGCTGGGTTTGAACCAGCGACCAGGCGATTATGAGTCCCAATTCAAAGCGAATGTAATCAGTAACTTACTGATTTTTATGTTTTCTTTAGGCCGAATAGTGATGAAGAGTGGTACATAGCGTTGTGCTCTACTGCCATTATGCTGCCATCTTAAGCCAAGTATGCACAGGTTTAATTCATGAAGCGTGACGAATTGTGGTTATGAAGAGAACTCACAATTTCTTAATATATTCGCTTTAAAATTTCAATGAGCATGCAATGCTGTAAATTTGCACTTCCATGATATTTTTATCTATAAGGTCGGAGGTTATGGACATTTAACCTGTTATATGAATTATTAAAGACAAATTAGTTTGGATTTCCCTCAATAAAGGTTATTTATCACAATTTTGATGATTTTTTTTGAGTTATTGAATTGATAAATACCAGTGATACATCTAATTTATTGATATTATTGCATTTTAACCTTAAGTAAGATTGATCTTAAAATGGTTGACTTGTTTTTTTTGAGATGTATAAATGTGTTGTAAATAAATATCAATTGAGGGAAATAAACTATGGCGTTAATTCAGCAACAATCTTTATTATATCACCTTACTTGCATGGATAACCTTCCAAGCATATTAGATAGCGGGTTGCGCTCAAGACAAGATTTAGGAAGAGGATTTACTGATATAGCTGATGGGGAAATCATTCAAGGTCGGGGTATTCATAATTTACAAGCAATGGTTCCGTTTCATTTTTTTGCCAATAATCCATTCGATGGAAGAGTAAAAGCAGATCACCCAGATAAAAGCTTCTGTATGATTACCGTTCCTAGAGTATTTGCACGGAACAATGGCTGGAAAATAATTCCTAGGCATCCTTTAGCAGTTGTTCAAGGAGTTGTGCCGATGGATTATGATGAAGGCTTTGAAAAAATAGATTGGGCGTCGATGAATTTGAGGGATTATAAAAATTCTCAATGCAAGTCGGTTTGTATGGCTGAGTGTTTGTCGCCAACGACTGTGTATGTGAAAGATTTTCAGTGCATTTTTGTTAGAGATGAAGCAGCTAAAAAGCACGTTGAAGGGTTGCTAAAAGCCAGGGATTTGAGTAAATTTGTGAATATTAATCACGTTATGTGCTGATAAAATGATTCGATATGAAACTGGAAATCTTCTTAAATCTCATGCATTAGCATTAGTAAATGCTGTCAACTGTCAGGGGGTGATGGGTAAAGGTATAGCCTATCAATTTAAGGAGGCTTTCCCTAAGAACTACAATATATATAGAGATTCCTGCAAGAAGGGTGATTTCAAGATCGGCTCAATTCTCATTGTTCATGAGCAAGGAAAATTAATTGTTAACTTTCCAAGCAAAGATAATTGGAAGAAAAAATCACAATATGAATATATTGCAATTGGTTTGGAGAAGCTAAAGTCGGAAATTATTAAGAGAAATATTGATTCAATCGCCATACCTCCATTGGGTTGTGGTAATGGTGGGCTTGAATGGGAGGTGGTCCAATCAATGATAATTAAGACTCTTGGTAATCTTGAGTCTGTAGAAATTATATTATTCGCCCCTCCTGCGAAAGAAAAAACAGGGCTGGATAAGAGTGCTATTAGTGTTAAGCATCTTTTAGTACACTATGTTTTTGGGCGAATTTCCAATAAATATCGTTATGCTCTCAATTCGGTTTTTTATATGTGTTCACTTTTGAATAATGGTAGTTATTTTGATTTTAGTATTAAACACGGCAGGCCATATTCACAAGAGTTAGATGACGTTATAAATGGCTTGAAAGAATTAAGAGGAAAGTATAAACAAGATTTTGAAGGTTTTATTGAGAACTATATCAATACTCATCTAACAAAAGATATGGAAGCTGAGTTCAGGAGGTTCTTACCATCACTTAATTTCTCCATTGAGTTTTTAAACGAATTTAGCTCAAAAGAGGATTTCGTTTTATTAAGTAAAGTATTGAGTGATGTATATGATGATCCCCTCGTCAGTTATGATTCTCTTGATCGGGAAGCGGAGGTTTTAGAAAAGTTAATAACAAAAGGGATAATCCATAAAAATTTGCTCAGTGAGTATGAGCTTGTAAAGTTTTAATATATGGAGTTCTTTATTACTGATCCTTTGAGTTCAAGTAATAGTCAAATTGTGCTAAAGGATTGAGTAGCATCTCTTCAGACAAATGATCCGGTGAAAAATGCGCATAACGCATAGTTACTTTGATATCGGTGTGCCCCAATATTCGCTGAAGCACACGAATATTTCCTCCGTTCATCATGAAATGAGAAGCGAAGGTATGACGCAAAACATGCGTAAGCTGCCCAGCAGGTGTTTCGATACCGGCGCAATACATGGCTTTTCTGAAAGCTGAAGAGCATGGTTTAAAGAGATGCTGTGCTTTCCTGCATGATGGCAGTTCAGCCTGCAATTCTTCAGTTATCGGCACCGCTCGGTTTTTCTTGCCTTTAGTTTTTACATATATGATCTGACCGACGCGGATTTGGTTGCCTTTTAAGTCTTCGGCCTCACTCCATCGTGCTCCTTGAGCCTGGCAGATTTTTACTATTCTCGCTAGGTTAGCAGAACGACTGCTCTCGCATTCGATTAGCAAATTTCGTATCTCGTCAATCGTAACATCTGATATTTAATATTCATTAATCTTAAATTCGCATATCTTTTCTAACGGATTGGGGGGCTCCAGCCTGCCGGATGTTAAGCCCGGCTAACAGCTGCAACAGCAGCGTGCCAAAGTTTCTCAACGCGTCACGCAGGCAGGGGACTGGGAGCGCAAAACCGATCAGGCTATACGCGAAGCTTCCATGATCCGCAGTGTGACGACAGATACAGAAACATGGGAAGTGGTGACGCGTGAAACCTCGATTAAGGCCACGGACAAGACCACTGTGCTGGGAACGGCTACGCTGATGGCCGGAGCAATTCAGCAGGTGATTACTGGTGATTACGCCCTGGCCACCGGTAAATATCTGGCCAGCGTACAGGGGGATGCTGAAACGGATATTGCAGGACAGCAGGCCACTACGGTGGCAGGTAACATTACCGTTGATACGCAGGGCGCGCTGACAGAAAAGATTGCAGCACTGCGGAAATCCGTTGCCAGTGGTGGTCAGCAGGTTATGGGGCCAACGGTACATATCGGCAGTGAAAGCGTGAATGTTCTCGCCATGATGCTGGACACGATTAATTTACTGGCGCAGCAGTGCGCGCATCACAGCCACCCCAGCGTAAGCACGCCTACCAATGCCAGCGCATTCAGCCAGACGGCCTCAGCCGCGCAGCAAACCAAAAGCAAGTATGAGAGCATCATCGCCTGATGATCACCCAGGCAGTCGCAACGCCCGCATAATGCGGGCTTTTTTATGCCCGTCCTCAGGCTTCGTTGAACGCTGTCTGAGCGCCTTAAGCCTACCCGCGTCCCTGTCACTCATGAGACAGATCGCAGCCGCCTGGCTGCGCTGGCATAGCCACACGCCGACAAAATAAATGTGTCACAGACAAAAACGGCACTACACCGCACCCGCCTGCAATTTTTGGATCACAAAAAATTTTCAGTTTTTTTTCTACAAACCAGACTGCCAGCCCGCGTCACCACTGACGGCGTGCCAAAAATTTTGAACTGAAAAGGTTGAAAAGGATTTCAGTGTATTTCATTTTAAGGGGCAGGAAGCAAGAAAGATTTGTTCTTATTCTATTGAAAAATATGATCTTTTTCTTTATTTTATCTTGAGTGTTGTTCCCGTTTGGGCCTTCCATGATCAATCCTGTATGGGCACAAATCCAGGCGCTGTAAGGGCTGAGAAGGTTTCAACTGTTTTATGAACACTGAAAAATACGAAGCTGTAATGCGAGTGGTGAGAAAAGCGGCTATGATGAGCCTCGGTGATCATTTTATTAAAAATAGCTGATATGGATTACATTATGAATATCTTATCTCAATATGGGAAAGAATTGATATCTATTATAATTCCATTTATTACTTTTACTCTTAGTAATTTTTTTAATGGTAAAGCTAAAGTTTCGATAGGAGAACTTCATCAGTTCAGTTTTCTTATTGATGAACCACTAAAAGATGATGAGGGTAATGTAATTAAAGAAAAGCAACTTTTGCATACTAAATATTATATGGTTATTAATGAGGGAAGGGAGCCTGCAAAAAAACTTGAGCTGATTTTTAATTATAAAAACATGCACTTGAATCTATGGCCTGTTAGACCTTATACAGAAAGCTTTGATCCCAACGGAAGATATGTAATCACCTTTGAATACGTTGCACCTAAGGAAAGTTTTAGGTGTGAAATATTATCTATTAATTCTGAACTCCCTGAAATGCTTACCTCCAGATGTGAGCAGGGTGTAGCACGTTCTATATTATTATATCCACAAAAGATTATAAATAAATATTATTTAAAATTTATACAGTGTTGTGTTTTTTTAGGTATGGCAAGTTTTATTTATATCTTTATAATGTTGTTGCAATGGTTAATCACTAAAACAGGATAAATCTTCTGATTTTTTTACAATAGTAAGCCCCGCAATTTACGGGGCTTATTTATCATCTGTTTTTTGGGGGAGGTACAACCGTTTGTGTTGGCTGACTCTGCTTAGGGGGCTGATAGCCATTATTCTGTTGTTTCGAAGTTCCTGTAGGCTGATAGCCTTTATCAGTAGGTTGCCAGCCATCATGAACAATTCTCTTTTCGTCAGACATAAAAACCTCGGTTAGTGTGTTATTCAACAGTATGTAGCTTTATAAATTCAACACTTTCAATCTCATTAGTCAATATCAAAATTCCAAGCGTATCTTTTAACTGATGATCTATTTCATCATTATTGTCTAATGCCCAATGTTCTTCAAGGTAGATTTGCTCTGGTTCTGGGGCACCAGAAGCAAATGAACTATATCCGTAAATACCACCATATTTTTTCCCATTTTTGAGTGTTACCAGCACCCAGCATCTTTGATTAGTGGAGAAAAAATAATCCCAAGGTCTATTGGTCGGATGAGGTAGATATTTTCTAAAAAATCTTACTTTTCTAAGGTAAAGCAAAATTAAAGGAAGTAAACAAGGTATTATAATTAATGCAAATAAATAAAAAACATAGTAAGCGAATGGGTGGGAAATAAATGTCTTTTGCTTTTCAATCCAGTAAATAGGTATTAATAGGATTGCGTAATTGATGCAACTGTAAGATACAATATCAATAATTAGTTTCGTTGTCTCTTTATCTGCGCTTGGGTAGAAGATTTTATAAACCTTCATACTTATGAAACCGGGCATGATAAACAGCACAAAAAGTATTAATTTACCTTTTTCGAGTAAATCCATTTCCTAATAGCCATAATTTGAAGTTCGAATCAGATAAGAATCAATTTACATTAGAATCCTTCAGTTGTCCTACTCAGTTGATGAAGATTTTTAAAAACTAGGCTTGGGACACAAGTTTGCAAGGTTAGTTGTAAGTGATGAGCACGTCTATACAGACGCTATCCCACAGAAGCACTCACTTTGCATGCGACACTTGCTACATTATAAGAAAAAGTTGATTAGGGGAGTGTTGGATAACTTGTTGAATTTTAAAAGTATAATTGGTGGCCCCTGCTGGGTTTGAACCAGCGACCAAGCGATTATGAGTTCAATTTTTGACCTATCAACATTATGCTTTCTCATTGAAAAATAAGAATTTTAGGTAAGTGAAAAGTACGAATAATGACCTATAATTACCCTATATTACCGGTGTGAAATATCCTATAAATATCCTGGAGGGTATGGGGCGGTCAGATGATAACGATAAATTTCACGAAGAAAGCCATCCTTGAATTGCCGCCGGCACCGCCTGGTAAACAGGTCGAATATGCGGATTCTGGCGTAGCTGGCTTGCGCGTGCGCGTCGGGCCTACAGGTGTTAAGGCGTTCTGTATAGCGCGTTACCGAAGCGGGAAGTTCATCCGCGCCACGCTGGGCCGGTTTCCCGATCTGACCGTTGAGGCCGCTAGGGGAAAGGCGCTTGAGCTGCTGGGAACGGTGGCAAAAGACGGCAAAAACCCGAACGTAACGCGGCGCGAAGATCAAAACAGGCTCATTACCCTGGCTGACGCGCTGGCAGGCTATATCGAGTCTCGCGCCGGCCGAATTAAGCAGGCCACCGCAGACCAGTACAACAACACCATCACCAATTTTTCAGGCGACTGGCTCAAGTTGCCGCTGGCGGCCATTGACCGCGAAAGAGTGGAAAGCCGCCATCAGGCGATTACCGCCGGTGGGGTCTGGTTTGGTGAATCGCCCCGGCGCGGTGGTGTGGCGGCCGGTAGCAAGGCTCAGGCTGATTTATGGGCGCGTGTTCTGCGCGCTGTCTACCGCTATTCACATGACCATTACCGCGACAGTAACGGAAACCGCCTGTTACCAGACCCGCCCACTACCGTGTTAAGCACAAAGCGCAAGTGGCACGGAACCACCCGCAAAACCTCCCGTATACGCAATAATGAGCTTTCCCGGTGGCTTAAAGCCGTTGATACCATTCGGCAACAGGCCACCAGCGAGCGTGATGATTTTGCGGTGTCGGTATGCGACGCGCTCGACGTCGCGATTTTTACCGGTTTGCGCCGTTCAGAGATTTTTGGCCTGACGTGGGAGCGGGTAAATCTCTCCGGCCGCTATTTCTGGATAGATAAAACGAAAAACGGCGACCCGCTGGAGCTGCCAATCACAGATACCCTTTACGCCATCTTTGAGCGCCGCGAGGCGTTGAAAAAAAACGGAGCGCCTTACGTCTTTCCGGGAGAGCGGGGAATGATTAAAGAGCCGCGGCGCGTGATAGCGCACATCACGGCGCTGACGGGCGAGAACGGCCAACCGGCCATCAATTTTATGTGTCACGACGCCCGGCGTACATTCGGTAGCGTGGCGGAGCTGGTGGGCGTTGGTTCCTACATTTTAAAGCGCCTGATGAATCATAAAACCTTACGCGGCGACGTCACGCAGGGCTATCTACATTTTTCCGCAGACGAATTGCAGGAGCCAGCGCGGCAGGTTGAGCGCGCGATCCTGGAGCACGCCGGGCGGGTTGAAAAAGTCGGAAATCTGGGCGCTCAGCTATTGGCGGTCATGGGAACAATGTCCGATGAGGAAAAGCGCAGGATGCTTTTTTCTTTACTCAATGAGAGTGAGAAGGATAAAAGAGCATGAATCATGTATTTCAAAAAATTGATAATTCCCTTTCAGTGGCGCTAAAAGGATTTATGAACGTTTCAGAGATTGAGTGGGGAATAGAACGACAAGATTTTATTAATGCTTGCACGGTCAATAAAGATCTTTACGAGGATATGTATGTATATGAATTTACTGATGCCCATCATTTTAATGAGTTCACAAGACTGTTAAGCCATGTATCAGATGAAGTCGCTAAAGAGTATGCTGCTAAACACGGGAAGATATTATCAAGAGAGGTGTCTAAAAAGTTTGAGTTAATGCTAATGCTTTCCGCTATTGGTAATCTTGAATACTCCCAAATGGTCGCGGATGAGGTTTACACCTGCATTATGAAGCATGATCTTAGCGAATTTATTGATGGTTTCGCAAAGAAAGTTTATTTGCGGGAAAAAGCAAAGGAAATAGCAAGAAAACCAAGAAATAAATACCACGAGCAGGCCATTAAAATTGCCAAGGCAACATGGCAGGCATTTCCCGGCGCAAGTATGGGAAAATTATGCGAAAAATTGCGTAATCATTTTAACGGCGGAGTTAGTCTGGATACGCTGGAGCGGTGGATCAAGGCGGCAAAAATCCGCCCGCCAAAGCCTGAAAAATATACTTCATTCAGCCTGATGATCCCTCCCTCCGCATAGCTGGCTTTGCACCCGGCGTAACCCGTTCTGCCGGGTATTACTTTAAGCGTGACCGCCTAATAATCCTCACCGTTACCCACAAAACACGGTGAGGCATTATGAACAACCATCAATCTAGTGATTCACGGTTTACCCGTAATGAGGCCGCTGAATATCTCGGACTATCGGCGCGCACGCTGGCGAACTGGCACAGCTCAGGCAGGGTAAAAATCCCATTTTATAAAGTCGGCAGAAAAAAAGTTCTCTACCTCAAATCAGATCTTGATGCTTACCTGGCATCCGTTCGCCAATGCAGATGAGGGGGGTAATATGCGCAAGATAAAAAGCCCCCCTGTCTTGGGGTACTCCTGTGAACTTAGTGCTGCCTGTTGCGCTGATACCTGCGAATACAGCACCAAATTTAACGTACTATTGGGGCGTCAGCTAACGCAAGTTTGCGCCGATGATGTTTACTCGACGATCTGCTTGTTGCGACGCTGGCGGCGTTTTATCTCACCTCGCATAGAAGTAACGATAAATTGCGCATCGCTTTCGCCTTCTTCTTTCACTGACTCCATCTCTTCAAGCACATCAAGAGGAATTCTCGCTGTTTTTTGTCGAGATTTATTATTCGTTGTACCCGTTGCCATAACCAAGACTCCTTGCATTAGTTGGGAATCATTATGCACACAAGAAAGGGAATGTGAAATCTTGAGGTGGGAGTCACCTTGCTATAGACTATGCCTTGTTGGTGACTTGCACCTGTGCAGGGAACCAAATAACGAAGCCCGGCAGTGTTGGAGCACTAACCGGGCCTCTCACCACAACTTGTTATCGAGGCTAACAGCTATGGCTAATGTCGATAGTACCACATTCGCTCGTCCTGAACCCGGCGCAACCGGGGCTGATGTTTTCCCGCACGCCTGGTGCGGCGTGTCGATGGATGAACTCCTTTGCGAACCGCTTCATTTCAAGGCCAGCTTTCTGGCGCTTGCGCCTGCCTGTTCCCGACTGGTGGCTGAGCTTCTGGAAACACACAGCACAGCGGCCCGCCTTGCTCTGGCGGGGCGGCTGATGCTGGCGCTTTCCCTGTTACGGGAGGATTTACCGCACCCGCTTACTGACGCTGAACGCGAGGCACTGACCGCAGACCAGCCACCGGCAGCGGTAAGCGAAGATTTTATGCCGGAACCCGATATCCTTTGTGATTACTGCCGGACGCTTACCGAAATATTGTTAAGCCGCACGCAGACCGTACCGGGTGAAAAAGTGGTGGCGGGTCTGCTGTTTGAGCTGGTGAATTATCTGGCTGACACCCTTACCGCACCGCGCTTTTACCGCTCTCCGGAGGCTTATGACGGTTCAGTTGCAGGCGCTGAAAATGAATAAATCATGCCCTGTAAACCGGCGTTTTCTTTTTCTTGCCGTCTCCCGTGACGGCGTGCCGGGGAAGCCGCACCGGGAAGAGATAATCGCCACCAGCGAACAGGAGGCCCGCGCACGGCTGGCGGGCCGGTTTATTCTCTGCTTTGCAGGCCGTCTGCCTGCTGATGCGACGCATCATAAGGGGGAAGGATGAGGAAGGTTCTTTCACAGAATCCACCGGTCACTGTGACGCTTTCCATCGCCGCTGGTTTTACCGGCCGCGTACTGGTTGAAATGGAAAACAGCGAAGTGGAGGCACAGTTCCCGCTGAACAGGCGGGAATATTTCGGAACGCTCTCGGCGTTCCTGGATTTAGCCCGCGTGGCGGGCTGGCAGGTTATCCCACCAGCACAGGTCTGAATGTATGAGTGAAAAAGATTCTGGTTTTACTGCCAGCGGCTGCGCACGGCCTGAAATCGTGAATTGCAGACTGAAAGCCGCCCCGAACCTGAAATATCAGCCACGGGATAAATATACCGAGACGATTATTTTTGCGGGCGTGGATGCGTGGACACATGCGAAGGTATGGCAGGAGGGGAACCCCATCGGGGATACCGTTCCGCCGGTCATCCTCGGGCCTGCGCAACTGGCCGCGCTGGCGTCGCTGCGTATTATCGATAAGGGCCGCCGTTCGGCCCGTGTCTGCCGTGCCGGTGTGCTGTCAGAGCTTCATCTTTCCACGCTGGCATCACAACTGGCGCAGGCCAGGGTTCAGGAAGCCCGCCTGTATTCCGAAAGTCATGAGCTGGTGGAGGACTGGACGCCACAGCTTGTCAGGCTCAGGCAGGAGGCGCAGAGCGGGAACAGTGTGGAAGCAGTAATACGCCTGGCACAGGGAGTTCCCGCATTCGTTGATGAGCTGGCCCCCTGTGTGGAAGCCCGCACCGACGGCCTTTATTACGTCACGCCGAAAATTGACAAACAATCGGGAGAAGTCACCCGTCCCGGCCAGTGGATGTGCGATCCGCTGGAAGTGGCGGGCATCGGGGCCGACGATACCGAGCGCTTTTTAGTGCTGCGCTGGCGGCCCACAGGTGCCGGAGATCTGCATACAGAGGCTATCCCCGCACGGGATATTGGCGAGCGTGACGGGTGGGCGCGACTGAGGGCGGGTGGGTTATCCGTTACCGCAAAAGGACATTTGCGGGCGGTGCTGGCCGACCATCTGTTACGCAGCGGAAAGGGGGATATCTGGCATATCACAGGCCTGACGGGCTGGCAGCACGGCGCCTACATCATGCCGGATGGTGAAATCCTCGGTGAGCCGCGTACCCGCGTCCTGTTCAACGGGCGCAGCGCGGCGGCGGGCGGCTATACCGTGCGGGGAACGGCCGAAAGCTGGCGGGATAATGTGGCGGCGCTGGTGGCGGGTAATCCTTCCATGATGCTGGGCGTGGCGGCGGCACTGGCCGCGCCGCTGGTGGGGCTGGTGGGCGCAGACGGGTTCGGCCTTCACTTCTTCCAGCAGTCGAGCGCCGGAAAGACCACCACGGCGAACATTGCCACCAGCCTTTACGGCGAGCCGGACGCCCTGCGCCTGACGTGGTACGGCACCGCGCTTGGTATCGCCAACGAAGCACAGGCGCATAATGACGCGCTGATGCCGCTGGATGAAGTGGGCCAGGGCAGCGACGCCCGCGCCGTGGCGACGTCTGCCTACACGCTGTTTAACGGCGTGGGCAAGTTGCAGGGGGCAAAGGAGGGAGGCAACCGGGAGTTAAAGCGCTGGCGCACCGTGGCTATCAGTACCGGCGAAATGGATATTGAAACCTTTCTGACCAGTGGCGGACTGAAACCAAAGGCGGGGCAACTGGTGCGCCTGCTGAATATGCCGCTGGAAAAAGCCACCGCGTTTCACGGGCTGCCATCCGGTAAGGCGCATGCTGATGCGTTACGTGATGCGTGCAGGACGCATCACGGCGCGGCGGGGCGTGAGTGGGTACGCTGGCTTGCCAGCCACCCGCAGGAGGCGCAGGAGGCCGCAGGCGCGGCGCGGGAACGCTGGCGCGGCCTCATTCCTGAAAGCTATGGCGAGCAGGTTCACCGGGTCGGGGAACGCTTTGCAGTGATGGAGGCCGCCTTGATACTGGCGGGGCATATCACCGGCTGGAGTGAACAGGCAGGCCGCGATGCCATTCAGCACGGCTTTAACGCCTGGGTAAGAGAGTTCGGCACAGGTAACCGGGAGCACCGGCAGATCATCGAACAGACCGAAGCTTTTCTTAATGCACATGGCCGCAGTCGTTACGCGCCGCTGCCCTGGTCACCGCAGGATTTACCCGTGCGCGATCTGGCCGGATACCGGGAGAAAGGCAGCTGTGACGCAGATCCGCTTATCTTCTACACCTTCCCCGCCACCTTTGAAAACGAAATTGCCGCCGGGTTTAACCCGAAACAGTTCGCCCGCGTGCTGGCTGAGGCGCGGATGCTGGAGCCTGGCAAAGACCGTTTTAAAAAGAAGGCGATCCGGGTGGACGGGCGGCAGCCGGTTTTCTATGTGCTGATGTATCAGCCTGAAGATGACGGTGAATAATTTTCTTCACGGGTGAGGAAAAAATAACGGTTCAGCGGGTTCACGGGTTTTAAATGACTGTTTTTGCTGTTTACAGGAAAAAATTCTGAACCCGTGGTGAACCCGTTTTGCGGCCTTCTGAACCCGTTTTTAAATCAGGCGTGCCTGAACCCGTCTGAAAAACGGCAAAACGGGTTCATCCGCCAGGAAAACGGGTTCATTTATCGGTATGAAAAACGCGCTTATTTTTTTTAAGTTATTGATTATGTAAGTTATAAAATAGTAACGTTGCGCAACTGAACCCGTAAACCCGCTGAACCCCTTGTGTTTTGCTTATCTAAAGGGTGTTTTTAGTATGCGGGCATAAAGGCCTACTGGTGGAGGAAATCATGTTTAAGCCCGGTGATGTGGCGAGGCTGAAAAGTGGCGGCCCGGTGATGAGGGTGGACAGAGCAAGGGGAGATAAAATATTCGTACAGTGGATGACGAGTGGCGGCAAAGCGGGAAGGGGGTGGTTCAGTGCCGCAGCCCTTACAGCCACCGGCGAAGCCGGGGAAGCTAAAGGTACTTCCGGCGGTGTCCTTCACCACGGGGCATGACACGCGCGGCTGACGGCTAATTTTTTGATTTTTATGCCATCATCATCATCATGTTTATAATTTATTGTATTTAAAGGAGTCATGATGAAAATGATGCCGAAATGAATGACATTACCCTCATCATCTTCTTTTTCCTCCGTTAACTGACGCAAGGTTATCGGCATGCTTTGAAATACCGAGGTTAAATGCTATGCCGGTATCCGGGAATAAGCGTTAGCACGCTTTATTGGCCTAAAAGATTTGATCTGTTCCCGGTGTTCTTAGTAGAGCTGCATCAGGCGATTGATCAAATACATACTGAGTACTCGGGCGTCCGCAGAAAAGCGACTATTTTGAACTGGCGGATGTTCAGTACGGCCAACTGACTGAGATTTCGATCTTGCGCGTCTGAATGTTGTTTTCCCTTGGTTATGCATGGGCAGGGCTCGATAGAAGCTGTCACAATGACACTAGACGTGCGCTTGCCGGTTCGTACGTAACAGCAAGCATGTAGGCTGGCACGCTGCGTCTCGACATCCTTCCTATGGCCTATATTCCAGCCAGCGCTTGGATATCTGGTATGATGACCTCGACGTTAACGGCTGATCAACTGTCAGGACTTTTTGGGTCGTACGTCTGGCGGATCTTCATCGAAGTGCCAGGCCTGTTCACGCTGTATGTCCTCTATCCGGAGGCGTTTAAGATGCTGGTTCGGAAAAACTCACAATCAAATCTCAGGCGAGCTTCCTTAAGGAGGCTCTTATCGGACTGCTCTACCTGTATGGAGACTTCTGAGTATGAAAGAAAAACATTCAGCTAAACCTGTCATGCCGGACAGACCAGTCAGTCATCCTGATGAGGATCGATACGGCTTTCGTCATGTTGCTCAACAACTGGCCCGTTCTGTCATGGGAGTCGGGAGAGAAGGCTGTGCCGTTATCGGCATTGAAGGACCTTGGGGTTCCGGGAAAACCAGCCTACTTAACCTTCTTCGAACCGCACTGGAGGAGGAGCCGGAAGATAATACATTTGTACTTTCCATCTCACCCTGGCTTGACGGGGGGAATAACAGTACGGTTGAAAGCCTTCTCATTCCTGTAGCTGCCATTATAGCTGTGGAAGAAGAAAAACGTCTTTCACCCGTTCAACGTCGTAGTCTAAAGAAGAAAAAACAACTGACAGAAACTGCAGGCAACGTACTTCGGTATACACAGGTAACAGCTCGGCATTTGGCCCCAGCAGCAGAGATTGCTGCATTGTTCCCCGGAATACCTAATGCAAGCGGAGTACTTAAAGCCCTTTCTGAAGCTGATTTGAAGGGAAAAGGAAAAACGACGGCTGAACTACGTGCAGAAATTGCGGAAAAAATTGTTGCGCTCGATCTCAGCTTCATAGTGCTACTTGATGACCTGGACAGGCTGGAGCCGGCGCAGGCTATTGAGGTCATTCGCCTGGTCAAGTCCGTCGCTGATTTTCCACGATTTCGCTACCTTATGTGCTATGACCGAGCTGTGCTGGCTCAGGCCATTCAGAATGGACTTGGCGTGGCCGACGGAGATTTGTACTTACAGAAGATTGTCCAGATTTCTTTCTTGCTGCCGCGTCCGGAAGCTTTCGATCTCCGGCGTGAATTTTATGCTGGGGCCTTAAGTTTATACCAGTCAGTCAACGGGACTAAACCAGACCAAAGTATTATCAACGACCTGTCACTGGTGACAGGTACCTACGGTGCCAGCCTGAAGACGCCGCGTGAGGTACAGCTGGCACTGAACGGATTGGCTTTTAGGTACAGTGGAATTCGTGACTATGTTTATCTGCCTGATCTGTGCTTTCTGCAGCTTATTCATGTCACCCATAATGCGCTTTATAACTGGATAGAGGAGTACCTGACAGAACGGGCTGTGGTCGAGTCTGGTGACGGCAGCGTCAGTGAGGAAGAAAAGAAGACGCTGACAAAAGAACTCGGAGCATGTCTCTCGCGTTTTAAATCCTCCGAAGCGAAGTCAGCTACTTCACTATGTAGACTGATACCGGGTATTTCCGGATATAAGATTGAAAATCTGTCCCTGTTCGGACCAATTCCAGATGAAGAAAAGGCGGAAATGACGACAAAACGCCGGCTGGGAAGTGGAGCTTATTGGCGATATTACTTTGCTTTTTCCTCTCCGCAGAATGTTCTGCCACCTGACTACTTTAATCATCTCTTCGGTATGGCTTGTTCTGCAGAAACTCATTCTGCTTTGGCTGAAGAGCTGCTGGGACGTATCAGTAGTAACGGCGTTTCTTCAAGGACCTGGTTTGAGCATATCCTAAGCCAGCTAACCTGGCCGATGATTAACACGCGTTCTGAGAATGAATGTGCCGGTATGCTGGACTTCTTTTTTAATTTTGGAGATGAAATCATCGCCAGTTACCGGCAGAGAAACCGCTGGTTTTCCCGATATGATCTCGATCTGAATCGCGTTGTCGATCGGTTCCTTAAAAAAATGTTTGATGCAAATCGTGAGGAGGCAATGACGCTGCTGCTGTCTCTGACAAAGAAAGGGGGGGCACTATTCTGGATTGCAGACTATATCCGAGACCTACTGTGGCAGAATGGCTTGGTCGGGAACCGATTTGTTTCGGAGCAGGAACGGGTACTTACGAACGACGAACTGGGGCAGGTTCGCAGTCATTTCTTAAAGCGTATAAGCAGCGATAAACGGATGTCTCAACTTCCAGTGGGAATATCATTGAGAAGCTTTGTATGGGCATGGAGGGATATTGCTGGCGAGGATGCGCTGAAATCCTGGGTCGTGCAACACTCTGCCAGCGATGAAGGTTTTCTGACGCTGATGCTGGGCCTGCGCAACCATATTATTTCCAGCTCGCGTGGGCATTATCTAACTCTTAACATAAGCGAGATCGGGTATATGTTCGGTGGGGACGAATTGCTGCTGGAAAAGCTCGAGCGTATTGAGGCTGAAGGGAAATTTCCTGCTCAGACAGAAGAAATCAGAGATGCTATTGGGCTCAGTAAATCATTCTGA